TGCTGGTGGTTGTGGTGCTACAGATGATCCGCCAAGTTGTGAACCAGAAAATCCACCAGCGATCAAATCTGCTCTAAGTCTAGAACTTAAAGCAGTTTCTCCTCTAGCATCATCAGATACACCTTTTCTAGATTGATTAGGATAAAAAGGAATATCAAATGCTTGATTTGAATAGTGGTAAGATCCTGAAGCATGTCTACCAGTGTTTATTGATCCTATTGTCCATCCTTTACCCTGCAACCATTTAATTGCAGCATCTCTTGTCGCTTGACTATCAAATGCAACGTGATCGTGATAATTTCCTGCGGCATGATCTGCCCTATATCTTTTATGTGTTCGATCTCCAGTAAGGTATTCAACAATCTTTCCACCTTTTTCAGATAGAGCAGATGGTTGTGAGATGATAGAGATATTGTCAGAAATGCCAAATTCTTTTTTCTTCCTTTCAATTCTTCCACCCATTTCAGCGACAGTTATTTTTCCATCTTTATTAGTATCAAGAGGGGCATTTGAAGAATATTCTCTAGAAGGTGAGCTATAAAGAACTTTATTAGGATCACCGGATGCATATGCTGGAGCAAACACAGTTGAATATAATTGTCCAGCTCCTGCTCCCTTTTTTAAATTCCAATTTTCAAAATACTTATCAACATACTTCATTTGTTCTGCTCGACTCATTCTCTTTAATGCTGCTTGAGTAGTTCCAACAGATTTTGCACTAGCGGCACTAAATTGAATCAATCCAACATGAGTTCCATTATCAGCTGCAGGATTAAATCCACTTTCAGCAGCAATTACTCCTAACAAATCTCCTTCTTTAATTCCATATTTTTGAGAAACTCTTCTTACTTCACCCAAAAATGCAGCATCATTACCAATTCTCCTTTGAGCCTCTCCCGATAATCCTGCCGTTGCATACACTCCTGGTGCTTGTTCTTCATAAGCATCTGGTTGTTGCTGTTGAGGTTTTTCTGTAAATGGAGTTGTGATCAAACTAAAAGCTTCTTGAATTTGATTACTCATACTTCCAACAGTATTATTCAATTCATCCATAGCTTTTCTAACACGTTTTGATGTGTCAAAGAAATCAAAGGATGCAATATTTTGTGCAACAGATCCAAGGATATTCCAAGTTCCCGTAAATATATTGATCATATTTTTTAGAAATCCACCAGCAATTTCTCCTGCCCTTTGAACTCTACCAACAAATTCCTTACCCCAAGCAATCCACTGTGGTAAATTTTTCATTAACCATCCAGCAGTGAGATAACCAAGAAATCCCAATAGTCTTCCAAAGAGTCCTTTAGAAGTATCTGCTTGAGCTAATTGATTAGCACCACCTTTTACAACTTTATCGGGTGCTTCTAGTTCATCCTCTAATTGTTTTCTTCTTTCATATTCAACTCTTCTATCTCTAATTAATTTTGTTTGAGCAAAAGCTTCTCTTTTTACTTTCGTATTTCTAAAAACCAACTGAGTCACATTTCGAATTGATTTTCCAGCATCAGTAAGTCCTCTACCAATTTGGCGAGAAACCCCAGTTATTCTTTGCGTATTAATAGACGGAGATATAACTGCCATTTTACAAGACTACATTATAGTTTAATTGAGAATATAAAACGTAAAAATTATCAGAGTTTCCAGATGAAATTAATGGAACATCACTAATTGGTCCTGAAGATGCAGAAGATTGTGGTGTAGGTGCTTTTGATTGACCACCAGTTAAAATAATATTTGGTTTTACTTCAGGTAAAGTTCCGATTGGTGTTTGTTCTTTTGGTGGTGCCTGAATATTTGCAGTGCTAGGAGGAGTTGCTTGCATTCCAGCCTGTTGATAAGACTCCAAATTAGGTGTTCCAGGAGAAGCAGACTGCATCAAAGATTGTGATGATACTGAAAATGAATTATTTTGATCAACATTAAATTGCATTGGAACTGTTGGTATTGCAGGAGTTTGAGGTTGAATCTCCGCAGGAGTAGGAGTTCCCGCATTTGATGTGGGAGGAGTTGCTACTGGTTTATTTTGAGGTTGAGTTTGAGCACTTGGTTTAGTAGATTCTCCTGGTTTATTTTTTTGAGTCATTCTATAACCTTCCAATCCAAGCCTTGCAACCGCTGCTGGAGTTCCTACAAAAGGAAGCATCGATGCTGCACTTAAGGCTGCTCCACCATAATCACCTCTACTGAGATCATATGCTGTTCCAAGACCTCCAGCGACAACATTCAAACCCGGTATAAGCCTACCAGCACCTTTAAGAAAATTTCCTGCTCCTTGAAGTAATCCACCACCTCTTCCAATATTAGACATTCTCGTCATTAAATTTACATCACCAGTGATAAGAGGTCTTGCACCTGCTCCCGCTCTTGCAGCATTCGCAGCAGTAGATCCTGCTCTTGCTCCACCACCAAATATTCTAGCTAACACACCACCAGCAGCTCTAAATGGAGATAATACAATCCTTGCTGCCATTCCTGCTATTCTTAAAGTTAATCCTGTAATTGTTCTCATTAAGAGACCAAATCCAAGATTAATTGCTGCAAATGCTCCTAAAGAAAATAGAAGATTTTTAATAAGTGAATTTTTAATTTCTTCTAATTTTTTAGTATTACCAGAAGTATATGCCTTTAAAGTTTCAATTCCTTGATTTGTTAACCACCCAAAGAATAAAGTTGTCATCGCACCCATGATGCGATCAAATAATCCACCAATTTTTTGTTGCAGACTTAAGATTGGTTTGGCAAGAGCAGCCGTAATTCTTCTTTCAAGTAGATTTTCTCTTCCCTCTCTTATTTTTCTTTCATTTAATTTTCTTTCTGCCTCTTGCTGATCTTTAATATTTTTTTGCTCTACCGCACTTTCACCTTGAATACTTTTTAATAGATTATTAATATTAGTTCCAAGATCTCGAACATTCACACGAACGACATCCAACACTGGTTGAATAGCACTTACAGATTGTTGAGTTTGTTGAATCTGTAAATTTTGTGCTCTATCAACCAAATTGGTTTGAGGTCTTACAACTATAGCTCCGCCACGCTCTGTCGCTCCACCACCACCGCCACCAAATCCAGATACTCTTGTACTTCTAAATATTGCCTTTCTTCTTTCCGACGACAAATAAGATCCCGTAGTAGGATCAACCCCAGTTTGTGCTATTGTAAAGGGATCAGCCATTCGATTGGTTCTTTAGATTTTCTTCTTCGATATATTGTTGGAGAAGAGTAATATAAACTTCCCTTTCCCAAGGAATCATATTTTCCAACTCTGTTAATGAATATTTATGGTGCTGAATGAGAGCAAAATTAGTTTTGTAGTATGACGCAAGATCTTCATGCGCCATTGCTAGGCGAAAAAACTTGTTAATCCCTCCAGAACAACTTCACTTTCAACTCCTGTATTTGGATTTTTAACTGTAAGTACATGAGAAAGTTTAGGCATCGTTTCAAAGAATTTTTCAATTTCTTTAAATTGATGGGATGTTAGTTGCTCAAGAAAATCTTTCAACTCTTTTTTTGTCGAATCAGATGCTGCCCACGATTCTTCTTCACTATAAATTTGTTCGATACAAGAACAAATCATATCAAAAGTATCATCAACAGAAATTTCACTGCCAGCAGTAAAATTATTTTTAATAAACTCCTGCATTGATGGATATCTCATTCTCAAAGTTAAAGTATCATCAAGTTTAATATCTCTAGAGTGATCTTCTCTAAAATTTACTTTGATTTCATCAAGATTAACGCTCATTGGAACTTGCGTCTTCTCATCATCTGGACATGTAATTAAAATATCAACATTTTCTCCAACTGATTTGCCACGAATATTCAAAAACAAATACTCAATATCAAACGTCGCTAAATCATCAACTTTAATACCACGTGTAATAATACAATTTGTAATTACTGTTTTAACTGCTTCAGCAATTTGTTTTGGATCCTCGCTCTCCATTGCAAGAATCAAAATCTTCTCTTCTTTGACTAGGAAAGGGCGATATTTAACAACTTTTTTTAATGATGGAACTTCCAACTCATATGTTGGTGTAGAAATTTTTGGTAAAGGCATAATAACCTATAGAACTTCAGTAAAATTATTTATAGTCTTATGATCCATATCCTGGTGGATATTGTCCAATTTCTCCAGCGACATACTCACCAGGAGTACTACCAATAGGTTGACCTGTAAGCATACCAATATTATTATTACTATCTACACCAAATTTGGCATTTTGGAAAACATCATCAGCAGAAGAAATATTTTGTTCACCTGCCAAACCTACAGAAGGATCTTGATTATTACTATCACCAGTAACTGATTGATTAAATGTATTTGTTTTACCTGCAATATATCGATCATAAGAAAAAGTTGCAGATACCTTCAATGTATCAGAACTAGAATAACTAACTTGTAAAGATGCAATATTTCTTGGATAAAATCCACGAAAATTATATTCAATTTCTTTTTTATAATCTCGATCAAATTTGATAATTTTTACAGAATTGGCTTTATAGTTTTCTGGATATTGCATTCGAATGAAATATCCATCTTGATTTTGATTAATTGCTGCGGTATTACTTGGATCATCTTGAACAAAAGATCCACTTGCAATGTATTCCATCCAAGTCTCTAAGAATAAAAGCATTTTGTAATTCTTATCAACATAAAAATCTAGTGAAATATCATCATATTGTCTCGTATGGGCAAATTTTTCTCGAATACCCATATAATTAGTGATTTCAGTTGATGCTAAATTAGTTGTTGGTAGTGAAGCACTATAACAAAGAAGCCCTGCATTATTTGATATAAAACTACCATCAATTCCTTTTTTGAGAAGATATGTGCTTAATTTTGGAGGTAATGCTCCAAAACGAACTTCATAATGGGAAGTTTGTGCTAGGTTTGTAAGAATTGGTTTAATATCTGATATTCTACGGGGACGTACTGCCACTCTAAATACCTTATATGATTTTTGTAGTGTAATTATTTAGATGTCATACAAGGGAAAATATAAACCATCATATCCCAAAAAATATAAAGGAGATCCAACAAATATCATTTATCGATCTTTATGGGAAAGACGTTTTATGGTGTATTGTGATACAAATGAAAAAATATTAGAATGGGGAAGTGAAGAAGTATTTGTTTGGTATAAATCTCCAATTGATGGTAAACCACATCGATATTTCCCAGATTTTTATATTAAGGTGCAAGAAGCAACAGGTTCAATTAAAAAATACCTAATTGAAATCAAACCCCAAAGACAAACTGTTCCACCAACAAAACCTCAAAGACAAACTAAAAAATATATTAGTGAAGTTTATGAGTATGTTAAAAACCAGTCAAAATGGGAAGCTGCAAAAGAATGGTGTGCTGATCGTGGATATGAATTTAAAGTTATAACAGAAAACGAACTAGGTATTAAATAATGCCAAGAAAAACTCTACAACAAAGGAATAAAGGTCGTAATCGTATTTCTAGCTTAGTAGAAAATTTAATTGGAATAGAAACTGCTGACGATTTAATGATCGAGTTGATGGGCATTTTAACAGAAACCAGACAACCTCCAGTTGCTGGTAAATATTATGTTTTTGTTTATAATGCTAAAACTGCAAATATGAGATATGACCAAAATCCACTTGTTGCAGTGACAGATGTTTATAAATGGGGATTTAGAGGTTTAAATTATCATTGGGGTGAAATCAGACAGTATACTTGGGATGAAGTGGCAGGAGGAATGTATGAAGTCTATCAAAATGAAATTGAAGACTTAAGAAGACTGCCTTTTGGGAATATTAGAACTAAATAGTTAAAAAACGTAAATGGCAGATACGCTAAGATATCCTTTACAACTACTGCTAGACAATCAAGATTATTTGAAAATAACTTGTGTTAAATATGAGGCGCCTGGACTTAATGATAAATTTGGCACTGATGGAAACTTTAATTTACCAAGTTCGGATGATACATATCGAACCATAAATCCACAGACAATACAAGGAACTATTATACTACCAATTCCGGATAATCTTCCACCATCAACTAACAGTACAAATTGGGAAGCGAGTACTTTTGGACCCCTCGAAGCAGGACTTGCACGGGTTGGCGAGGCAACAATTGCAGGAAGTCCCATTGAAGGCGTTAAACAACTAATTACAGAAATAGATAAAGTTGCCAACGCTGCTCAAACAGGAGTTGGTCAAAAAGGAGTTCAATCTGCATTTATATCCCAAGCTATACAACAAATAACTGGACAAGAACAAGGTACAAATCTTTTAGCAAGACAAACTGGTGCTGTATTTAATGAAAACACCGAACTCTTATTTAGAGGTGTAAAAATGCGTGGAGCATTCCAATTTGCTTTTGAAATGATTCCTAGATCTCAAAAAGAAGCAGAACAAATAAAAAAAATAGTTCGTTTTTTCAAAAAACAAATGGCAGCAAAAAAGGGAGCTAGTAGTGGAGCTGCAGCGGGTTTATTTTTAAAGGCACCAAATGTATTTAAAATTGAATACATGAATGGTAAAAAACCCCACCCTTATTTGAATAGATTCAAAATTTGTGCTCTTACAGATTTAAGTTTTACTTTTAATGGATCCAATACATATGCAACTTATGCAGATGGTACACCAATTCATATGCAATTGGGATTAACATTCCAAGAACTTACACCAATTTATGATACAGATTATGATAAAGGAGACGGTACAGGAGGAATAGGATACTAATGACTTACTTTAGAGAACTTCCAAACATAGAGTATCAATCATTCTTATCAGATACAAAATCATCTGATCAATATCTCGTAGCTAAAAATCTTTTTCGTAGAGTTAAACTTCGTGATGATTTACAAAATGTGTTTACTGTTTTTGATAAATATCAAATTTCCGATGGTGCTAGACCAGAAACTGTTGCAGAAGAACTTTATGGAAGTGTTCAATATGATTGGGTTGTTTTAGTATCTGCTGGAATTACAAGAATCAGAGATCAGTGGCCACTTTCAGATAAACAAGTTTACGATTATTCTGAGCAAGTTTATGGTGATAAAATAAACGCAGTGCATCACTATGAAACAAAAGAAATTAAAGATTCTCAAAGTAAATTAATTCTTCCAGCAGGGCAAATTGTAGATGCGGATTTTAAAATTTCATATTATGATGATGGAAAACTTTATACAAATGAGTCAACTTTAGGAACAAATATCGTTAACATTGCAAATCCAGTTATTGGGGTTTCTAATTATGAATATGAAGTTCTTAAGAATAATGAAAAAAGAGGAATATACATCCTCAAATCAATTTATTTGCAACAAGTATTAAATGATACAAGAAAAGCGATGACTTATGATAAATCATCGCAGTATGTAAACGATAAATTAATTAAAACTGAAAACACTGGCGCATTAGCACCATAAGAGTTCTAGATTCTTATCAAAGACCATCACATATCGGTGCTTGCGAGAGCGTTCTTTCCATTCTCCTGCAGCACCTTTAATTTTGCCTCTAGAGTGTTTAGTTCCGTCTGCATAGTAGAAATCTTTCTTTGGGTCTGTGAGTCCGCAATATTTAAAATTACAAGCGCGATAGATTGTGCCAGTATGAAAATCACTATCAGCGTAAGAGATGATTGCTTTAACTTCAGTATCCTTTCGTAACTGTTTAATCGCTCTTGAAACCAAGAAGTGATATTATGCTCTCCCTGTTGGGTGTCAGGATGTATGCAAAGTCTTGAAAGTTCAAAGAGTCCTTCTTGCTCATTTCGTTCTAATCCAAATGCTCCTTGTGCAACTTCGGGAACAGGGAGTCCAGTAAACACACAAACTCCCTGAATACCACCAATATTCAATGGGCAAAAGTCATTATTCTTATAAAGACCATAGTTATACCCAGATTTAAAACTTTTAGAAAAGTCCTTAAGATAATGAAACCGCAGAAGTAATTCTGCGGCTTCGGACTTGTTTACACGATCAATGGTGTAATCAGACTTCACTCTTCGGCAAGACGGGCAAAGTAGGACAGGGCATCGTCATCCTCATCTTCCTCAACCGCAGCAGCACGGCGGGTGGGTTGAAGATTGCTGAGTTCAGTGCGAAGATCCTCAGTGAGTTCGCGGGTCGAACCACGAGTGTTGTCCTCATCCAGATCCTCAGGATCCTGATAACGAGGAGTGCCTTTGGTGCCAAGCACATAGTCAAGACGCTTTTTCAATTCATCATAGGACTTAAACTGATCGGCAGCAACGAGTTCAGCAAGCGAATACTGCTTCTTCCAGACTGCTTCCATTGCATCGTCATCATCCAGCAGAGCACCTGCCTTTGCAAACTCACTGGAATCGTAGTTGCGATAACCAGCGACATTCTTTGCCTTCAGTTTGAAGTTGGCACCTTGCCAGAAGTCAAACGGATCGATTGCTTCCTCATCCTCAAACTCAGGTTGCATCGCAGCAGTCAGTTTGTCAAAGATCTTCTTGCCATACTTGAACAGGAAGACTTTACCTTCGTTCTCAGGATTTGCGGGGTCTTTCACTACATAGATGTTGGAAACATAAGTCAGTTTACGCTTCTGCTTACGAGCAACTTCTTTACCAGCATCAGTACCATTATTCCACAGTTCGGAGTTCAGTTCCGACACGGGATCTTTCTGACCCAGAGTAGTCAGAGAGTTCTCAATATACCAACCACCAGGACCTTGAAATGCGTGACTGTAGAGTTTCACGAACGGAAGATCCTCACCGTTAGGGGCAGGAAGAAAACGGATCACGGCATAACCATTGCCGCTTTTATCTACATCCAGTTTCCATACGCGGTCGTCGCCAGAACCGCTACTCGTATTCATTTTTTCAACTTCTTTCACCAGTTTAGCGGTGAGATTGCCAAGTTTAGATTGCTTTTTAAGGTCGGAAAACGACATTTGGATTACCTCGGATAAATTGGATTCGGGGGATTACTCGGATAGTATAACAGAGATTGCCTCAGCGGTCAATGAATTGCTTGAGGGACTCAATGGTTTTGTTCATACTACTGAATAACACTTGCATATCAGTTTCTGGTGGAAAACCCATCAGTGCCACTGATTTGCGAAGGTTCTCTTT